ATTCACTTGATTTTATTTCAAAAACTATTATTAAAGATGAAAAAATCAAGTATGAAGAATTTGATAATATAAATGATTTTTACCGAAAAAACCCTCAAATGTATTTTGAATACAATTTACAGGATACACGTCTTTTGGTTAAGTTAGAGGAAAAACTAAAATTTATTGAATTGCTTATGTCTATTGCTTATATGGCAAAATCAAATTTTAATGATGTATTAGGAACAATAAAAGTTTGGGATGCTTTTGTATATAATATTTTAAAAGAGAAGAAAATAGTTATTCCCCCTGAAAAAGAACACAATAGTTGTGAGGATTATCCAGGGGCTTATGTTCATAATCCAAAACCTGGTTTATATGAATGGATTTTAAGTTTTGATTTAAACAGTCTATATCCTCATATTATTATGCAGTGGAATATTTCTCCTGAATGCTTTATTGAAAAAGAAAGGCTTTCTGTCAATCAAGAAGAAATAGATAAACGGCTTTTAAAAATGGAAATTGATTTATCTGAATACCGAAAAAAGAATTATGCTGTTGCTGGAAATGGTTGTTTATTTGATACTTCCCGAAAAGGTTTTGTTGCTAAAATAATGGAAGATGTATATAAAACCCGTAAAGCAGTTAAAAAGAAAATGCTTGATATGGAAAAAGAAATTGAAAAATTGAAAAATAATCTTGAAGAAAATCACCACAAAATTCAACGAATGGAAGAAGAGGCAAATCAATTAAATCTTCAGCAAATGGCATTAAAAGTGCTTTTAAATTCTTTTTACGGGGCATACGCTAATAGATATTTTCGTTATTATGATTTAAGATTTGCCTCTGCTATTACTTTAAGCGGGCAGTGGGCAATTAAACATATGATGCGTTGGCTCAATGGTTATTTTCAAAAGAAATTTAATTATAAGCCTGTAATTTATGCAGACACTGATAGTATTTATTTAAACCTTAAACCGCTGGTTGATAAAAAATTCAAAGGAAAGGGAACAAAAGAAGAAATAACCCACTGGCTTGAAAAATTAGCACTTGAAAAAATACAACCTTTGATTGAAAAAGGATATAAAAAATTACAGGCTTATACTGGATGCCTTGAAAATAAAATGGTAATGAAACTTGAAAAAATATCATATAAGGGCTTATGGAAAGCAAAGAAAAAATATGCTATTTTAGCACTTTATGAAGAAGGTGTATATTTACACGAACCTGAATTAAAAGTGACTGGCATTGAAATAAAACGCTCATCTACTCCTGCTTTGGTAAAAGATATGTTAAAAGAAATTGTAATTTTGATAATGAAAAAACCAGAACTTGTTCAAGAAAAAATTGCTGAATTTAAAAAGAAATTTATGAATGCTAATTATAAAGATATAGCATTTCCCCGTGGAGCAACCGATGTTAGAAAATATACAATATCTGGTGATAATTTTAAAAGCGGAACTCCTATTCATATAAGAGGAGCAATAGTCTATAATAGATATATTGATAAAAAGGGCTTGAATTTACCAAAAATAGATAACGGGGATAAAATTAAATTTCTTTACCTTATTGAACCGAACCCTTTGAACTCTTATGTCATTAGTTTTCCGAAAAGGCTTCCCGATGAAAATCTTATTAAATATGTGGATTATGAAAAAATGTGGGAAAAGGCTTTTCTTCAAGTAGTTAATGATATTTTAAATGCTATTGGTAAAGAAGAATTAACAAGTAAAAAAACCAATTTAATGGATTTTTTTTAAAAAACCCTTTACTTTTATTTTTAAATAGGTTATAATATATTTGAAAGTAATTAAGGAGGTGAATATGTTAATAAATTTTAATTTACCATTATGTGATGCTGATTATCCTTATAATCCTGAAATTTCTTGTTTTTTTGAAATTTCCGGTGGATGTTTTATTAACGAAATAGGTAGTGTTCCTATGAATAACGGAGATATTTTTATTTATAATGACACTCCCTATGTGCTTTTATGTGATAGTAGGTATTTCACCCCGTTTGCTCACGAACTTTTAAAAGTTATTGATGATAGTGAAGAATATGTTTTGGAATTACTTTCTGACAACGGTTATGAAGAAAATTATTTGCTTCCCATTAGGGAAACAGAATTTAAAGCAACGGTTATTGGAAATGTTTTCATTCAAGATTCAAAAGAAATTTTAAAAAGGCTTGAAGAATACGGCGTTTTACCAATTTGGAATAGGAGGTAATTATGAATAAACCAAAAGAAGTAAAATTAGTTAAAACTATCATAAAAACTATGCGAGCAGGCTTAACGGGAACTTATATTCTTTGGGAAAATGGCTTTTTATCTTGGAAAGAACTTGGTGATATTGACATTTTTGTTCATCCTGATGATGCAAAAAAGGTTTGGGAAATATGTAATCTTTTTGGTTATGAAACTTATGAAAAAGATGACCATTATGATGAATATGGGCACGCTATGGGAGTGGATGGTTTTAAAATAAAAGGAGAAGGGCTTAAAACAATTCATCTTCATCTAACAAATAAAAATGCAACTAATTTTGAAAGTTTAGAAGTAATAGATGTTTTGGTTGGTATGCTTTTAAGAAGGCGTGCGAAAGATATAAGATTTTTTGAATATTTCCTTGAAAATTATGGGAAAATTTCCGATAGTGCAAAAAGAAAATATAAAAAGTGTTTAAAAACATTTGAATATAATTTAAAACTTGAAAAATTAGATTGAGGGGCATATGAAAAAAGAATTTCAAATTGAAAAAATTTTTGAAATAAATGCAGAAAATGATACTTTGACAATTAAAAATGAATTTAAAGAAAAATTAAAAGAAAACGGTTTTACAGATGACCAAATAAAACTAATGGAAATGATGTATTCGGCAATTTTTCAATCATTAGTTTCTTATATTGATTTAAAAACGCTTTTGGGAGGAATGTATGGAATTTAATAAAGGATTTTATCCGTATTATTATGGAAAAAGAATTATTTAGGAGGTGAATATGATAATTGAATATGTAGTAAAGCAGGAAGAAAATGGAAAAGAAAAGATTGTTGAATCCATAAAAGAGTTTATATCAAATGAAAATATTGGTAGCATTATACAAAAAAATGATATTATTGAAATTCAATTTAAAGATTCTAATAAATTTTTAAAGTTACCTATTAAAAAAGAAATTGCTTTGGGCGTTGAAAATGGTTATATTAAAGGAAATGATGTAAAAATAAGAGCAAGTAAAAATGATTTATTTAAATTTATTAAGGAGGTAAAATGAAAGGTAAAGTTGCTAAAACTTTAAGAAAAATGGCCATCGGTATGGTTGAACTTGATGAAAAAATCAAACCTGAACAGAAAGAACAAGCGATTAAGTTTCTTTATAAAAAACTTAAACAACAATATAAAACTTTAAAGAAAAACGGGGCGTTGAATTTCAATGAAAAAATATCCACTAATGAATGAATTTGAATGGTTATTTGCATTTGATGAAAATTTTTATAAATATTTAAAAGGAGGTATTTAATGAAATTAAGTGAAAGAACGCTTGAAGTATTGAAGAATTTTAGTATGATTAACAACGGGTTAGTTATTAACGAACCTAATTGTATTAAAACGGGCACAATCAGTAATTCAACCATAGGTGTATTTGATTGTGAAGAAACTTTTGATAAGGAAATCGGAATTTATGATTTAGCGGGGCTTTTGAATGCTATTCAGTTGCTTAACCCGAAAGAGGTAGAACTTGAAATTGAAGATGATAAAATTATTCTTAAAAACGACAAAGGAAAGGTAAAATTAGTTTACCGTTTGACTGATACTGATATTATTAAAAATCCCGCAAAAGAAAAACCATCTGAAAAATTTAAATCTTTTGATAAATTTACAGGTTGGTTTGAACTTTCTGAGGAAACTTTAAAACAAATCAAAAGAATGTCAAAATCAATGAATTTTGATATGATGGAAGTTTCTTTGAAAGACGGTAAAGGAACACTTAAATTAACAAATTCAAATAATCCTCTTTCAAATTCTGCTGAATATGAAATTGATGGAGAAGGCGATGGTTATGGAAAGACATATACCGATTTGATTGTGATTGATGGGAATTATAAAATCCACATTTGTGAAGGAATGATGTTTAAGTTTGACCACCAGGAAATACCATTGATTTACTTTATTGCTATGGTAAATGAATAAAAGAGGGGCTTTTTGCCCCTTTTATGTTTTTTAAAGGTATAATATAAATGTAAACTAAAAAGGAGGTTATAATGGGAATTAAACAATTAGAAGGTAATAAGTTTATTTGGGCTATGAAATATCGTCCAAATAAATTAAAAGATGTCATATTACCAAAAAGAATAAAAGAACATATCAAAAATTTTATTGAAAAAGAAGGGCGTATTCCTAATTTACTTTTAAACGGTGCACCCGGAACAGGTAAAACAACCCTTATATATGCTATTGCTAATGAATTAAACGCCGAATCTCTTTACATTAATGCTTCTTTACAAACCTCTGTTGATGTAGTTAGAACTGATATTTTTCAATTTGCTTCTTCAAAAACCCTTTTTGATAATACCCTTAAAATTGTAATTTTGGATGAGGCGGATAGATTATCTCAAAATGCCCAGGATTCTATGAAAAGTCTCCTTGAAACAGTAGGAAATAATGTAATATTTGTTTATATAACTAATCATAAAGAAAGAATTATTTCCCCTCTTAAATCAAGGCTTGAAGTGATTGATTTTGTTTTTACCAGTGCTGAATTGAAAGAAATGAAAAAGGCTTTTATGAAAAGATTAGTTGGTATTTTAAAAGAGGAAGGCGTTGAATACCGAAAGGAAAATATCATTAAAATCATAAAGGCGTTTTTTCCTGATATGAGAAAATGCCTTGTTGAGGCACAAAAAGCGAAAGATTATCTTAATAATGAAGATTTTTCTCTTTCGGCTGAAAATAATATTGAAGAATTTATTGAACTTTTAAAAGATAAATCATTTGCGAAAATCAATCAATATGTTAATACACATATTGATAGTCTTGACCCTCAAAGATGGTATGTTTGGCTTGAAAATAATCTTAAAAATCTTGTTGAAAGCGGTATGAAAAAAGAACTTGTTCCTTGGTTTATAATTACGCTTAATGATTATATGTATAAATCTGCTTTTGTAATAGACGGAAGAATTAACATACTTGCATTTATTATGGAGTTATTAAGTGTGAAAGGAGGGCTTTTCAGTGAAAAATGAAGAATACGGGCTTTTTAATCATTTGAATAATATTCTTTATATAAAAGATTTTTCGGTGCTTGAAGATGAAGAAAAAATGAAAACATATAACCCGTTTATGATAAACCGTTTTTTGGCTATTGCCCCTGAAAATCTTTTCTTTGTTGAACTTATGAATAAAGGTAAAATAGGAAAGAAAACTCAATATTATTTTTATCTTTTGGCTATACCGAAAGGTAAAAAATTTTTGAAATATCCAAAAAAGACACTTGATAAAAAGAAAGAAAAAATTATTGAAAGTATTATGGAATATTATGAAATAAACCGAACAAAAGCAGAAAAATATTTTGAACTTTTAAATGAAAAGCAGGTAAAATATATTTGTGATGTGATTGAAACAACCGAACAAAAAATTTCTGCGAAAAGTAAATAATAGGTAATAATTATTTTAAAGGAGGATTTTAAAATGAAATATGGTGTTGAGGTAAAGTTAGACAAAGAAAAATTTCTTGTTGTAAAAGAAACATTAGAAAGACTTGGTGTAGGAAGTAAGGCAAGAAAGGTTATTTCTCCATCGTGTTATATTCTTCATAAAAGCGGGAAGTATTATATTTGTCATTTTAAAGAATTGATAAAATTAGACAAAGAAAAAAGGGGAAAAGATACCCTTGTTAATATAACAGAAGATGACCTTTTAAGAAGAGATAAAATAGTAAAATATCTTGAACTTTGGGGATTAGTTGAAATTGTTAATCCTGAACTTAAAGAAAAATCAATAGACGATATAAAAATAAATGTTTTAATTGTTCCGCATTCTGAAAAAGAATTATATACCATAAAACATAAGTATAATATCGGAAAACAAAAAATCATCAAACATACCTCCTGATGTTTTTTGGCGGGGCTTAATGCCCCGCTTTTTTATTTTTTTAAAAAAATCCTTTACTTTTGAAATTTAATAGGTTATAATATATTTGAAAGTAATTAAGGAGGTGAATATGAAAACAATTAAGTTTTATGTAGTAGAAAATTATGACAGGACATTGAGATTTTCCTCAATCAAAAAATTTAAACAATGGCAAAAACCCGAAATTGAAAAATTCCTTAAAGAAAAAACTAATGAAGAAGGCTTATTTCCTATAAAAATAAAAGAACAATTAGGCTATGGTTATTCCCCGATGAAATACCAGGACACCTTTGGAAAAGACCCAAAAATTGTTGAAACTAAATATGGTTTTAAAGTAGTTTTTAAAGAAATAATCGCAAAAGTTTATACCGAAGAAAAAATTTATGAACCCGAAGTGAAAATTCCCGGAAAACCTTATAAACCCGAAAGAAGAGAAATCATTAAAAAATATATTGGCAATCCCTCTATTTGTTATGATGTAATTGAAGAAATTCATATTTGTGGAGAACCAAGTATTAAAACAAGGATTAGATTTGCTTCCAAAAATTATTGTGAAAGAGAAAAAAGGTTTGGAGAAAAGGTTGTTCCTTCCCACGAAAATTTTGAAATGGATTTTGAATGTTGGGAAGAAGTAATTGAAATGAACGGTGATGAACTTTTAGAAGGAGGTGAATAATGGCACACGCTAAATATGAATGTTGTATGATTTGTGATAGAAAATTATGGTATAATTCTTTTGCAAAATCTAAAAAATTTATTTGTAAAAATTGTGCAAAAGAATTTAAAAAATTAACAAACATTGAAATAAAAACAGAAAAAGATTTGGTTAATTGGATTAAAACAACCCCTAAAAATACCGTTGAATATGTGTTGTTAAAATTAAATTTTAAATTTTGTTTTTATCCTAATTATATTGATGAAATAGTTTCTAAAAAACTTGAAACTATCAATGCTTCTAATGCATATTTAAAAGATATTTTTAAATAAATTCCTTTACTTTTTCTTTTAAAAGGTTTATAATATAGT